GGGTTCAAGGAGTCCAGGAGTCACTAGACTCCTCAACATCCTTGGCCAGCCATCAAGCTCAGTCCCTTTGCGCCTTGGAGACGCGCAGAGGACACGAAACTCGAGTCGCTGGAAATCCTGCACCCAACGGGCAGAGTGAGACGAACGATTCAATCGCTCGGCCACTTGCTTATCTCGGGTGAACCAGCACGGAAATCCCGAAGAAGGGGTACCAAATGGTATAATACCATAGGTACCCTCTACGAGATCTACGATTCGGTCCGCAGCACTCTCATATCCCTTATCTCGAAGTTCATTCGAGATGGAGACATAGGAGTGAAGAGCAGGCCCATCGGATTTCTCTCCTGACCAGACCTTCCGTAATCGAGTAGGAGTGACACAGACGCCCTTAAAGGCATCCATGCCACAGCTTTCTCGAAACGGACCGTCTATACAGGATTTAGAAACGTTGACCTTCAAGCCAACAGATTCTAAGTCCTGTATGCAGCGTCGTGCATGTTCGGTGGGGATAATCAAATCATCCCCATAAACATGCACAAGCCTTGCTGCCTGTGCCATACGGCACTTGGTAGCCCGGGAGATTGACGCTACGAGTACCGACCAAAAGACGAACGCTTCAACTGGGAAGCAAACTGCTGAACCCATTGGAGCGAACTTCAGGAGAGGTACAACATCCCCACTCGGGAGACGTGTAGCGTCAGTACGGATTGCCTCTAAGACTCGAACAAATTCAGGAGTGCTCTTAAACACTCTTCGAACAAGGTCGAGCGAGACACGGTCCGACGCATCCTTGAGATCGAGCGTAGCAAGCTGAAGAGTAGCAGAGCTCTCTTGAGCCAGATTACGATTGACCTCTTGGGAGGCAAAGTTGATCCGTCCTTTAGTGAGGTGATGAGCCTCCAAGAAGCGGACCAGACTACGGCCAACGCCCTGCTGAATCCACTGGTATTCCAATGGCTCAGCAGAGATAAGCCTCGGACCCCGACTATCTTTCGGAACCAGCACAACTTTGGCCGTTCCGGCTTGAAGCCGTTCAAGGCCTCTGTACCACTGGACACGATCGATAATCTCCCTCCCCCGTCCTGCGACATAGAAGTCGTAGTACGGGAAGACCTGATGGATACGGTCGTAGAGACGTGAAAAGTTCCACTTCTCTTCGAGTCGTTCACCAGTAGCTACGGCTCCTGGACCATGACGCGGAAGGACGTCCCGAGGATCAAAGTCCTTGAGAACGTATCCTGTGATCTTCGCTGCCAATTCCAGTAATGGAGTAGCAGGTTCGAGATCAAGGACCTCAAGCTCCTTCTCAGTCAGGATGAAGCTGTTGATAACAGCAGCTTCCTGTTCCTGAGTATAGGGGAGCTCAAGCTTGTACGCGAAAAACAGCACCTGACGGAGGTGTGCAACCGCCGCGGGTGGTGCCGTCTCCAGGAGAATCCCAGACTCATCGAAGAGAACGTTGAAGTGTGCCGACAGAAATGCCGGTGTCTTCCGATTCTTAGCGGGTTTAAAGCCGTTCGGAATCGTGAACGTTCGAGTCGCCAAACCTTCATCAAGAGCCTTCCCCAGACGGGGGAGGCTCTTGGTGAGGAAGGAGAGACCCTCGGCACGAGTTCGCTTCTGTAAAGTTGCGAGATCTCGTGCCAAGGCCTTCGGTGGTGTGGGGTAGGAAGCATTGCGTGTCAGAAGGTGCGCAGTGAGATCGAGGACAGTGTCCTCCACCAGGCTCTTCCGGACGGCCATGACGGTCGTTCTCCTGAGTGAGCCCAATGAAATCTACCTCTGCTGCCTCTGGAAAGAGCAAGCAGAACCCCAAACAACCGGTAAAACAGGAGTGCGTAGGTGTAACCACACACTTACCCGTCCATGGGTTGATTGGCGTCCAGCCCCACACTGTGGGCCGTGAGGAATCGTTGTTACGATTCGCCACGGAGCAAGGATGCAATGCAGTCCGTGTCTGCCAGACCAGACGTGAGAGCCTGATCAGTCAGAAAATCGAGCAGGTTACCTACCTGATCGAAAACGACTTGGTTAGTCATCACGGCAGACCGCGGAACGGCGAGCGTAAAGTTCACCGTTAGCGTCCGGGGCACTCCTGCCGCATCGGCAATGGTTCGGGTCATACGGACAAGATGGCGATCAACGGCATCAGCGCCCTTCCCAGTCACGTTATGGAGAACCTCCATAAGTGCAGGGGCAGAGAGCGTTGTCGCAGTATCGATCCACCTAGATCCGTTCTGAAGCGAACCTACACGTCGATACGTAACATCGGTACCATCGGCATCGTCAAGAACGATGTCAGCAGCAAAGTTCATTGGGCAAAATCTCCTTTGTGTCTTGGAGCGACTGTATAGTCACCCGACTGTACTGGCGCGCCAAGTGCGCTGTTACTGCGTATGCAAGCCCATACAGAGCTGTAAGACCTAGCAAACACCAAACGAATCGACGGAGAGTGGTACCCATTCCACTCTTAGTCTTAATTCGAATGCGTGTAGCATCAGTCGAACAGATCCGTGTGGTACGCCCACATTCGCAGATTGACGTAAGATACGTCAAGGGAGCGACGACCCGATTAAAGCCGCCGCTAGCATCTGCTGATTGGATGTCAAGCCCTCCGTGTTTAAGAAACCGGCGGGTACCGGCAGTCCAATGACTCTCTGGTAACCGACACAGGTCCCTCTGTCAGCCTCGTAACTTACGGGACTGAACCCCGAGGGAAATATCGCGTCCAACGACCATTCGCCGGAGAAACTATAGGAGTGCGTCACTCGATGCAACTCCCAAGGACCGACGAACGGTTGAACCGCTGTGCGCGATAGTGCGTTGCCAGCGCGGCTAAACCAGTCCACAACGAATGAAAAGGGAACTGCTTCCCAAAGCACCCCTAGTGGATTGTTGAAGCCGAGCGCACCTGTGAGTCCCCGAAGCAAGCCAATCTTTCCGTCGAGATCCTCGAGCATATGGAAAAGGTATCCACCTGCTCGATAGATTCCACGAAAAGAAAGGCGTCGGTAAAGGAACCCAACATCACTCGCGTTCGGTAACGAAATCTCGGAAGGCAGCGTGGTTTCCCACGTTGACTCGAACGAGATGCGAGTCTCTCGGCCCCAGGTATCGCGTAGGTATTGTAACCGCGCGGCAACTGTGTCCAAGAGATTCGCCAATTTTCGGAGATCCCCGATCAGGGGCTTGTATCCGAATGAGTAAGTTAGGTATCCGCCCGATGCCTGTTTGATCAGCGATTCTTCGATCTTGGGAACAAGATCCGCGAGCTCCCTGAGCTCGTAGAGGAAGTTCGGTAACGACACCTCCTGAGGAATTTGCGGAACGAGCGCATCAAACGCTTGATCCGCTAACGCTGTTCGTTGGGCAGCTGAGGGAACTCCAAAGAGTTGCTGCAGTGTTGCCTTGACTGGCGGGTAATAGTACTTGCCACCAGTAATGGTGTCATGTGCTCCCGTCGGTACATGCAACAGGTTCGGTCGCCCAGCAGGTGCCGAGCGAAACTCGATATGGTAAGCGGGTTTAACAGCCCGTCCTCCGTTAACCCAGTCTTGGAACTCTCCAAAACGGGTCCGGAAGGTCGTAGCTTGAGGGCTTGTACCCAGCAACACTCCTCCTGAGTTGTAGCTGGAATAAGTACTATGGGCAACGATCCCATCATCGAGTGTCCGAGCGCGATACAGCAGCGACATGGAACTCCTTCTGACACGACGCTCCTACGCCGCATCATTAAGGGA